GCAAACCCATCTGCGCCCGCACTTCGTTGATCGTCAGCACACCTCGCTTCACAAGGTAGTCGTTGGCTTCCGCTCGCTGCAGCTTCTGCAACGGCGTCAGTGGTTGTGCACGGTCAAAGCCGAACAACACCTTGCCTTGTGCTTCCTTTGGAAGCAAACGCGGCAGAACCTGTGCATTGACGCGAGCCTGCAGAAGCTCCAAGATGGGGCCGATCAGGTGGCTGGAAGCAACGTCCAGCTGCACGTTTGCAGTAGCCCGGTTGATAGTCTCGGTGTCGCCCAGCTCAATCGGCTGCACACCAAACACACGCCAGATCGTGCGCCGCAGACCATCAACCACATCAAGCAGCTGCACGTCTTTCAGCGGGCGCCGCAACTCCACCCACTTCGCGTCGATGCCACCCGGTTGAGGACTTGTCAGCACTCGCAGCTTGTGGTCCTTGCCGCGCATCACCTGCAGGTCGGCGCGTGCGCGCTCTGCCGCCGCGCCGGCCACACCGCCCAGCACCAGCAGGCCGGGAGGGATCTCGTCTGCGTCCATTGCGAGCATCGCGTGCTCGCTGGAAAGAAGTACGGTGACACACTCGTTTACCAGTGTGTCGAGCAAGCTGACGCCGAGGTTGGCGCGGTTGTTGCGGAACAGAGACAGATAGCAAAGCCGCTCGGGCGGCATCTTCACAATGATGTCCGGCTGCCCCGTAGGCACACCCGTTTCACTCTCCTGCTCGTAGCGCAGCAGCACGCCCTTGGCGTCGGTGACCGGGAACCAGCTGCTTCCAAGCCAAGGAACCAGCTCCAACAACTTCCCACCCTGTTCATTCAGCTCCAACACGCCAGCGTCGTACACCAGCAGGTCGGTCACCACGCGCGTCATCACTTCTTGCCACGTTTCCCCGTTGCGGCTCGGCACCTGCAGCCAATCACGGGCAATCTGTGACGCCTCCATCATACGCCCATACTCAGCGGCGTTGCGCGGGTCGGTGGTAGGCTTCACATACCAGTCCCACGTGGCCACCCGGCGCACGATGCTATCCACGCAGGCACGAACGTCCGGCGTTTGCCGGTACAGGTCCCAGCACTGAATAGGCATGAGGTTGCGCCAGCGACTGAAGAACGAGTAGTGACCGGGGCCACCACTGTTTGCCGCATCGTAGGGCGGGCCATCAAGCGCCTGCGCATACCCCAAACGCTCGCGTGCAGTCGGACGACGATGCTGGCCGGTAGCCAGCCAGCCACCAGCGGACGGAGCCTGGGCCTGCGCCCGCCCCACTTGCACCACGCCCAGCGGCATCAGCTTTACGTCGGCCATCATCCCTCCACGGCGCCAGCCTACACTATCGTCCAGCGAGCAACCTTACGAACCCACTCAAACCACCACGCGCGCCCTCGGGCATGGTCGGCTGATCGCATCCAGGGGTAACACCAACGAACCCGCCAAAGATGCGCGCCATCAATCTTCCCGTGCGCTGGTCCGACTGCTCTGCTCCAGCCTCCCATGCTGAACGCAACGCTGAAACCAGCGCACGCTGCTCGGCCACGCTTGCGCGTGCAATCAGCGGTTGTAGGTCGGGGTGTGCTTCCAGCAGCTGTGCAAGCACCATCATCAACCCTGCGTCACCCATGATACGCCCCCTGCGTGGCCATGATGTCGGCCGCGACCCTGGTGTATGCGTCGCTAAACCTGTAGTGGTCGTCAAGGTTGCCTTCTGACCACACGTAACGGGTGCCACTTTCGTTCATCACTCGCTTAGGCGCCTGCATCTGATCGGCCCACCCCGGCACTCGCCAGACGTCCTCTGGCCAAGTGCGGCGCGCCGGATGCACGCGCGCATCATCCATCGTCGCGTCCAGCAGCTGCGTGCGGTCTACCGTCACCAGCTTGCGATCGTAGTCTTGCCGCAATCCGTAGTCTTGCGCCCCCACACGATCAGTAGCGTGGAACTGACACAACCACACATCACAGACACCCGTTTCCGTGCATCTGTCCCTAAGCTGCTGTGCTGCCCGCGTTTCCGGCCGAGCATCCACCACAGCCACATTCACACGGTAGCGTACAAGCAAGTCATACACCGCGTCAAAGGTGCCCACTTCCCCCGTCCAGCGCCCGATGCGCACGTATCGCTGATCATCGTCACGCTGACGCACCACGCAGATGTCTACGTTTAGCGAACGGCTGCCGACGTCGATGCCAGCGACCACCTGCTCATACACCAGCCCCGCATCGCCACCTTCATCCATCGGATCACCACAAGCGGCGCGGGTCAGCATATCCATCGTCACCGCGCTTCCTTCCGGCGCGTAGGGCAACCCAAGCACTGATGCATAGAAAGCAACGAGCTTGGAGCCACTACCTTGTGCCTCCATCCATTCCCGCCAAAGCGGCCTTAGATCCTGGGAAAGAACGTCAAGCCGGCTGATATGGTAGCCGCGACGGTGCATATCCGGCCTCTCTGCAACCCACTGGCCACCCTTCGCTTCTCGGTCAAACGGTCGGCCACAACGCCGGCACACGGGTCGCAACAGCCCATCCTCCGCTCGTGCCTTGTCACGCACCTCCCACCGTCCAGCATCGTTGCGAGTGACCACATTCACAAGCCAGTCCAGTGACTGACGCTCGTTGCAGTGCCCGCAGCGATGATGCCACTTGCGACCATCACTTTGATCGTAAAGCGCGGCGACACCCTCACGTGGCAGGGTCGGGTTGCCAATGCGAAACAGCTGCGGTGCAGAGCTGGCACGAAGCCGGTCACGCGCAAAAGCCAAGTGCTCTTGCACGCACCTGTCAAACTCGTCCACCACCAGCACGTCGGCGCTGAACTCGATGAAGTCGTTGACGGTGTTGGAGCCAAGGAACAGTAGCGCGCCTTGTCCAAACCGCTTGTGACGCACGCTGCCGATGTCTCCGTGCGCCAGCTTGCCGGCATAGGCCGGGACCTGTTCCAACAGCGGGTGGATGCGGCGCTGCACGAAGCGGTCGCGCAGCTGAAAGCTCGGCAGCACGTATGCGCAGATGCGGCCCGCCCATCCAGCCCGTTCCAGCGCAAGCTGCACCAGCAGCTCACTCCATCCAACCTGCACACACTTCATGGCGTCAAAGCCGTCAATGCGCGGCGCGTCGCAGTAAAGCTCCACAAGGTATGGCTTGTCCTTGAAAGACAATGGCTCGCCACGGGTTGTGCGATGGTGGCGCATTGCGATGCCGAGCAGCGGGTACTCAGTGGACAAGGTGTCCACCACCTGTGTCGTCGGCGCTTGTAGATCTGTCAGGCGATCACGTGCCACTACAACACCTTCTTTCCACGGTTCATTGCCAATGCAGCCAACACCGGGCGCGTTGGACGGCCCGGATGATATAAACGCACGTTGCACGTGATGAACTCGCGCTTCTGTGCGCTAAACGTCCTGCCACGCAGCCCAGTGTCCCGCATCCAAGTCAGTTCTTGCGCGTACCAGCCTGCTGACATCAACTCAGGCAGCGGCTCGGCCTCTGCCACAGCAACAATGCTACCGGCTTCCGCCCACGCCAGTGCCAGCTTCACTACATCAACACGCGACAACACATGCTTATAGCCGGTTGTGCCTTTATACGGTGGGTCAATATAGACGGTTGCACCGGCTTCTATTGGCACTTGCCGGGCATCGGCATACACACGGGCCGGCAGGGCGGCGTGCAACACGCGCAAGCGCCGCCACAGCCCCGGTAGGGTCATACCTACAGTGCCCGCACTGCTGGCACCCGGCCCCCGGTATAGCTCGTCCCACATGGTCCAAGCGGCAAGCAACGTATGCCGCGCCAGTGCGCGCGGCGTGGCCTGTGCCGTATCTTGCTCTGCCCGTAGCGCCCGCCATAGGTCTTTCGGCGGCTCGTGAGCCCAGCTTGCCAACACGTCTGCAGCCTGCGGCCACAGCTCTGGACGCGCGTAGCTCTCCAATAGCAACCGTGCCCCCACGTCTGGCTCGGCCCATACGTATTGTTGCGCGCCCTGACCCGGCATCATTCCGAGCACTCGCAGCGTAGCTTCTGCGAAGTTTTGCTTGCTGCCCATCCGGCTAACTGGCGGCTTTCGCTCAGCGTCGTGCAGTCGCAAGCTAACAGCAGCCGTACCTGCACAAAGCTCAACGAACATCGGTTGTTCCATCTACAGGCACCAGCCGCAAGCCATATTCATCACGGCCTTGCGGGATGATGATACCGGGTCGCATCACCAGTCTGTTGCGTGCGAATGGCTGGTAGTCTACGTGATGGTGCCACCGGCCAAACTTCCATACTACCTTCACAACATCTGGATGCTGGGCCGCAAGCGCATCAGCAAACTCACGTCTGTTGTTGGTCTGCTTATACAGCTCGTCTGTGTTGCCGCCCTTCATCACCATCGTCGTTACCTTGTCGCCGATAAAGGCGTTGACAAGGATTGTGCACTTCCCTTGCTTCAGAAAGCGCAGCGAAAGGTCCGTGTCCTCATTGTACCTACCACGCCAGCGTAGTGTCTCACTGTTGGAAAGTAGGATCATTGAGTAGATGCGGGTGTTGAGGTATACGGGCGGCAGCATGGAACGCTGGGGCGCGAACTTCTGATATTGCAGGCCAGCCATCGGCACATTCTCATAGCGATCCACCAAGTCCTCAACGACGCGCAAGAAGGTTCCGTCGCCCACTGGGAAGATGGTGTTCTTGTGCACCCTTCTAAAGATGGTGATGTTGTCGTCGAAGATCCAGTGACGCTCAGCCCCAGTCGCCGTTGCGTGATCCCACACCCAGTTCCGCGCAGGGATGCCACCTTGGCCAAGGTTGGAAAACGGCAGCACGAGCACGTCGCCGCCCCGTGTCGTTGCTCTGTACGCTTCTTCCTCTTGTGGCTCCACAACGATGGAGTAGGGGATGCCGAGGCGGTGAAACACGCGCGCAGTTGAGCCGGTAGTCGCCCGACCCTTACTGATGATGTAGACCGGATACCGCGGGTTCACTTGTCTGACTTCCAGACGAACTTGGTCCAGTCGCGCGGCTCAATCGGAGGGAACCAGAACGACTCTGTGTTGAGGCCACCAGAAGCGCGCAACGTATCGGCACCGATTAGACGCCTAAAAGCTTCATAAGCCTCTTGCGTTAGGAAGTGGACACGGACGCTTTTGTACGGCTCTAAGTCCTTTTGACCCATCTCTGGCAGACCCTGCCAGACCCCGTGCTCCAAGGTCGGGGCCTTCAACACGCTATCCTTTGGCTTCACTTTCCTCAGAACACTTTTGGCTTTCATCCAACCTCCAAACCTACACTGTCGTAGGTCAACGACGCGGGCGCAGCGGGGCAAGGGGCGATTGCTCTGCCTGCGGCGGGTTGCTGATCAACGACCACACGCTGTAGCGGTGCCCATCGCCACCCTGGTACACGCGCACCCGCACACCCACACCATGCAGCACGGCGCGGCCCACCGCGCTGGCGTTGGCCACGTTGAGCAAGTGTTCCAGCGTCCGGCGATCAAGGAACATGCGCACGTCCTGCGCGGCCAGCGGCCCGCCGACTACGCTTTCGCCAAGCAGGTTGTCTTGCAGGCCGGTCGGGGCCACGCCCGGTCCATGCTCAACGATCGTTCCCGGTGGCATGATGATGCTGCTCATTCCTCTGCTCCGTTAGTGATGTCAATCACACGTGCGCGTGGAACGGCTTGTAAGATAGTAGCCAGCTCTGCCACTTCCTCCTGCATTGCGGTGAGTAGTGCTGGCCCACCACGTTTGCGAGCATCTGCCAATCGCGCACTTTCTTGCGTCACTTCATGGGTATGGGTGTGTTGGACTTGCACTTGACCGGCCACAGCTACCTGCTCTGTCGGTAGTCCAGTCAGTAGTGCGCGGGCTTTGATCAGCTGCGGAATGTCACTGACCTGCACACGCAGCTCTCCGCTTTGCACCTTCTTTGCGATCAAGCCAAGCGTGGCGTCAATCAGCAGTACCTGACGGCGCACGTCCTCGTCCCTTAGATGCGTCGTCAACACCTTGCGCCGCAGCTTCCGCACGTACTCTTGCGGATCAAGCTGCCCCAGCTCCGCATCAGACAACGGTGTGGTGAAAGGGGGCACCGACACACGTTTCTCTGGCACCGGATCTTGTTGTTGTGGCCCTGCTTCTGCGGTAGCATCCTGCGCCGCTTCCGCTGCTGGCTGCACGGACGGGTCAACGCCTTGCGTACCGGCACCCTGTCGCTCGGCAGCCACTTGATGCCGCACGCTGGCGAAGCCAGCCCGCTCCAACACCACGTCCATCGCCAGCTGGAGCGCCGCAACCTTAGCGGCGCCGGGCTGCAGATCCATCAGCGCGCGGTAGCCCCGCAGGGCGTGCCACTCGGCATCCGGCACCTGCACCAGCCGGCGGTCCCATGCGTGCCGACTGGCCCACAGCCGCACGTTTGCATCACTGCAGTTCAGCGCGGTGCCGATCATGCGCTTGCTACGCTCGCTCGGCTCCGACAAGCACCAAAGCAAGAATGCAGCGTAGGCACGGTCGTTTTCAGCCTGCCTTGGCTGCAGCGGCTCTGGCAGGGTGGCAAGCTCGCCTCGTTCGGCGGCAGGCAGCGGGGGTGCGGGTGTGAGGGCCTTTCTGGGCATAGCGGGACACTATCACACCACTGCGCACCCTGCCGCGCAGTTGCGCGCCTGACTTACATCAAGCGCGCACCTTACACATTCACTCTTTGTCCTCTCCCGTCCATGCGGCGCGACGCAAGTCGTCTGGCACAACATCCAAACCAGTTGCATCACGCCATGCCAGTATGGCCAGAATGCGCGCCGACTGAACATCAACAGCAGTTCCTACCACCTCGGCCCCTTCTTTCTGATGCAGGTGCCACCAAACCACACCACGGCGATCAACCACGCAAGCAGTGCATCCGTCTGGCAAGTCCAAGCGCCACCGCATCCTGTTCTGAGGGGCGCCGCGCATCATCGCTGTCCCAAGTGATCGCCAGCGGCGATGCGCCCTGCCACCTCAGTCACCAGCGCCGCACCAGCATCGTCGCCGCGCCGCAGACACTCTCGGTACACCACCAAGTCCAGCCACAGCACCACGATGTCGCGTTCGCTCTCGCTTGCGCGTTTCATCATGCCTTCCAAAATGCGCAGCACTTCTTCACTATCGGTCGGCGCTATCATCTCCCACCTCCTGCCAGCCACGTAGACACGTTGCCACCACCTCCACCGCCTCCTGACGTGTGCGGAAGATCACTGGCCAACGTGGATCTTCGTTTGTCAGCATCGTCTCCGTGCCGCCCTTACCATCCGGCATGTCGCACACCCACAGGACAAGCATCTGATCACCAGCCCGCACCAGAGCAGCCCCCTGATGGCCGCTTTGATAGGGAACGACCAGAATGGTTCCAGGCAGCAGGCACGGGTCCAGCTCGTCGCTGTCTACCATCAGGTAGGCATGACCATCTTCCAGCCCTTGATGTCCGGCTTGTTCATTACTCATGTTTGTGACCCTCAATCCCTTCATTATCCGCTTTGATGGCCGCCATAAAGGCTTCGTGCCATTCCTCACTCGCAGCTACCCACTCGGCATGGGCCTGCTCCATCACCTCTTTCATGGCTGCCCGCCGATGCCCGCGCGACTTACGGTAGGCGTTGCGCGCATCGTTGCTTTCCTCACCCGCCTTGTGCATCTTGACTGCCAGCGCATCCAGCTGTGATGCCGGGTAGCCGTTTGCAACACGTTTGAGCGCGGCAACGGCTCTACCCAGGTCGGCGGCGATGGACAGAAGTCCAGCGTCCATAAGCCGGGCGTACAGGTCCTCTGCAGAGCTGATTAGTTCGCTTTCTTGTTTCATAACCTTACTCCAAACATATGTATGTTGTACCATGATGCCGGTTATGTCAACCTTCTGCCTGGGCAACCAATGTCGTTGCCACCATTCATCACATGCCGCCCCACGGCGCTTGATATGTCTGGCGCAGCCCGCAACAGGGCCTCGCAATGTACCCCCACCGCCCACCTACACGCGCACACCGTTAGGGGTGCCTTGCGGGTTGTAGGTGCGGCGGGGCCATTGGGCACCGCTTGCAGGGTGCCCACCGCCCGTAAAGGCGCGGCAGGCACCACCACAGGCGGCGGCGCAGGCACAGGCACGGGCGGCTGCACGGGTGGCTGCACGGGTGGCTGGGGTTGCCCCACCGTGTCCGCACGCAGCCGTCGCTCTGCCAGGATGGCCAGCAACGGCGGCATCGGAGCCTCGTTGCGTTGACGGCTCACGTGCGGTTTGCTCACGGCTGCTCCAACCGCAGTGCCGGTAGCTGTGTGGCAAGCACATCGGGCAGCCGCTCATTGGACACGTCGTCTCGGATCACGGTCCCGTCTGCGTGGGCCACTTCCCACCCACGACGCCACAGCAAGGCCAGCCGGGGCACAGCACCCTCGTACAGCAATGCGTAGTCACCGTGGAACCGCCACAGCCACGGCGGCAGAACTCGCGGAAGGTTGTTGTGGTGTGCGTTCATTGGTGCGCACCCCTCAAACAAGCCACGATTGTTTCTGCCTCGTGCGCGAAACCCCAGGCACGCCACGCCCCAGGTCGCTTGTCGGGACTGGTCGAAGCGTTGCACCAGCCGTTTGCTTCCCACGCCCGCTTGCCATCGCTGAGTCGGAAGTCGTCTGACAGACGAACGTACAGTGTCTCGTCCTGCCACGCCTTGCGCGCAAGCATCAGCAAGCAGCCCAGTGTCGCGGCATCCCGCAAGTCGGGCAGCGAGTTCTCGTATGGCTTCCAGCCCCTCGTGTTGTCCGGCACACGGGTAATGATCGGTTCCAGCGGCTCCGCTCGCATGGCAATGCAGCGCATCCCAGGCACCCAGCGGAAAGACCGGCACGCCACAGCAGCACGTGCCAGCTCTGTAAGCTCCAAGTCCATCGGCTCGTTTGACGTATCGTTCATTCTTCCCCCCAGTTTGTGTCGCGCCGGGCTGCTTCTTTTTGCAGCTCCAACACCACTGCACGGATCTGATTGGCCACCTCAGCCGCCAAGGCAGCCCGGTCGTAGGTGGACCACGAACCAGCACCCTCCGTGGTGTCCAGCAGCTCTTTCAGCGTGAAGCACGTAGCCCCGATGGGCCACAGGTACTGCGCGGCTTTCTCGTCACGGCGCGCAACGTAGAACCTGCCTGCGTGCTCAAACACTTCCCACGGCGTCGGAATGAACGCCGTCAAGGCGCACCCCCACCGGCACCAGCCGCGCCTCCCAGAAGCAGCGGCAGGGTGCAAGGCCCCACCACACAGCCGGCCACGAACAGCACCAGCACCACGATCACCACCTGCAGACACCCGTTCACGGTGCCGGCCAGCTTCTCGCTCTCCGTCTTTGACATTGCTAACCTCCAACGTATTATAGGCGGCTGGTGCAATAAACGCACAGCGCCGTGCTACGGCTTGCCCTGGTGCAGCACCGCCCAGCACTGCGCGCACAGGGCGTCAGGCGCCCGGTGCGGCAGGTAGCGCGGTGCTGGCAGGTCGCCCGTGTGTACCGTGTGCTCCACGGCCTCCATTCGCCCGCACAGCGTTGCCACCGCCACAAACGAATGGCTGCCTGTGTGCGCCTGCACGCGGGTCAGGTGGTGCGTGGCCATGCTGCCTCCACCTGTGGTCAGGGCGCAGGCTTGTGCAGGCGCCAGCACTGCGGGCACAGGCCGGGCGGACGCTGCGGTTCCCACGTTGGCACATCACCACGCAGCAGACGCGCCTCCCACGGGTCGTAGGACCGCCCGCACAGTGCGATCACTTTGAGGACTTCCACTGGCGCGGTACTCCAGCGAACGCGGACCACGGTTGTTGTCTTGCCACTTGGAATGCACTGACTGAGGCGTTCACCCACGGTCCACCCTTGTGATGATGTTGATCAATCGTTCTTCTTCCAGCATCAGCTCGGCAACCCTGGCACTCGCCTCTGCCGCCGCACGTTCACCGGCCTCGGCTTTGGCCCATGCGGCATCTGCTGCCGCACGCGCAGCCGTTAGCGTTGACCGTAGACGGCGCAGCTCCATCGAGGCGCGGACTTCCGCCGACGCCCAATCCGGGCGGCACGGACGGCCATCAGCCAGCGTGCGGCGGGGTGCGCCAAGCCGGCGCATCCGTACTGACACGGCTTCTGGGTCGCGTGCGGGAAAGCCCTCACGTGCCAGCGTGTCTGCCACGTCGCGCCAGGAAAGGGTAGCGTCGGCAGAAAGGTTGAGAGCACGAGCCTGCTCGGTTGTTTTCCATGCCTGGGCCATTGTTATCGCTCATCGTGTGTTGGTGCGAGTGGGCAGCAGTCCACGTGCGCCTGCGCGGCAGCCCACGCTGCGCGGAAGTGATCGCGCTCGGCCTGCAGCCGCTCAATCTCGGCCACCAGCGCGGCCACGGCGCGGTCGTCCTCTGCGTACCAGCGGAAGGTGGGCGGCGTGCCGCTGGGCACCTCCAGCCACTCGGCGCCGCAGGTGCCGCACAGGCCGTCAAGCCAGTGCTCGGTGCCAGGGTCGCCGCTGTCTGTCGGGTGCCACTCAAAGGCACCGCCACAGAAGCGGCAGGGCACGGGGCTGTCCATATTGAGCGCGGTCATGGCTTGGCCTCCAGGGTGGCGACCAGGGCCTCGGCCTCGCTGCCGTGACCCCAAAACCCCACGCTGCCCCCACGGGGCACGCCCAGCGCGCGGCACGCCTCCGCATCGAGATACAGGTCGCAGACTTCCCACGCGATCACGCCGTCTGACTTGCGGCGCGTCGTGGACTGGCGCACGTAGACGTTCGGGCATCGCCACGCCTCCCGCACCAAAGCGAGCAGACAGCCCAGCGTTGCGGGGTCGGTGAAGTCGGGCAACTGGCCCGGAGCGTGCAGGGCTGTAATGAAAGAATGCACATCTAACCACCGCACCCACACCCCGCTGCCGATGTAGCGGTAGTCATCCTGTCGAAGCATGCCCCGAACCCACCGCCACCCGTTGCAGGCGACGGCGCGGCGGGCGAGGGCGATGTCTGCGGGGGTCATTCGGCCACCCGATGGCGCCCGGCTACGATGGCCTGCGCTGCCTCAAAGATCGCGTAGTCCTCGGCACTAAGGCCCTCGCTGCGGTACCTGACGGCCAGATCCCGCAGCCACAGCACCACAGCGTCGCGCTCTCGGATACCCTCTACACGTGCGTCCCGTGCATCAAGGGCAGCCTGTGAACGGGCATACTGCGCATCCAGCTGCTCGCGGTGCAGCAGGCGCAGCAGCTCCATCTCGCGCTGGTGGAACCAGCGTGCGTCCTCGGTGCGCACGGCGTTGACCAGCTCCAGAACACGGTTGAGCATGTAGGCTACCATCTGGCCTTGCAGGTCGGGTCCGGCGCCTGCAAACACGCCCATCTGCAGCCGCAGTTCGCCCAGGGCTTGCACCGTCAGCGTGTCTACGGGGTCGATTGCGGGGATGGTGGTGGTCATAGCGCCTCCAGTTTCAGTTCTGTCAATGTTCGGTCCATGCTCCCTCCCTGTCAGCGCGGGTAGATGATCTGGTCTTGCTTGCCCAGCGTGTCCTCGCAGCACGCCACCGTGGTCGCGCGGTACACGCGCTGCCTATCCAAGCCACCCTCCGTGCCCGTGAACACGGCAGGGCCGACGTAGTAGAAGCGCCCGTGGTAGTGCTTTACGGGGATGCCCGCCTCGGCCATGTCCTGCACGAACTTCACGTGGACGGGGTTGTCGTACACGTAGGTAGCACCTTCGCCGCCGCACACGTGGCACTCGATGCCCTCGGGGTCCGTATTTACCCACCCCTCACCGTCGCACCGCTCACACTTCACTTTGGTCATGCGTCCTCCAGCTGGGCGACCAGCCGGGCGAGCAGCAGCCGCCACAGGTTGTAGTCCGGGTCGTTCGGGTCCGCACCGCGCGCTGCCCGCAGGGCCAGTGCATCCCGCAGGGCCAGGGTAACGGTAGCGCGGTGCACGGGCGGCAGATCCAGCGCGTACACGACCACCAGGGCGCGCATCTGCGCCGCGTCCACGGAAACGTCCGCCAGCGCGGCAGCTACACCCGCCGCCAGCAGCGCGGCCAGACCAGCGTCGTCCACCACGCGACCGACCAGCCCGTGCTGCTGCAGCTGCACACCCTGCGGCACCACCACGCGCACACCCGCGTCCACCCGGTAGACAGACACCGACGGTGCGGGCGCGTTGCGCAGGTTGATCAGCGCGCCCAGCGGCAGGCCCGCCGCGTCGCGGTGGCCAGGGAAAGACACCTCCAGCGTGCGCTCGTCCGGCTGGTCGTGCACACCCGCCGCGCACCGCATGTTCACCACAGGGCGGGTCATGCGAGCACCGGCACGGGCAAGCCCGCGTCCTGCAGCCCGGACACGTTAGCCACGGCCATGCCGTAGGCGCTCACCGTGGCGATGCTGATCACCGCCCCACTGCCAGAGTGCACGTGCACCGGACTCCCAGCGTGCACGTGCACCGGGCGCACGGCCACCAGCACACCGGCCAGCGTGCCCAGCGCCGCGCCGCTTTCCAGCAGCGCCGCAGCGTGCGTGGCGTCGTGCACCTTCTGCACGCCGTACAGCTGGACGCCGTCCTGTTGGTCGGCGCGTTCCGACTTGGCACGCAGCATGGCAAGCTCGTGCTCCAGAAGCGTGACCCGCACGACAAGCTTGTTGCGCTGACGCTCCAAGTCCTCGGCAAAGAACCGCCTCAGCACCGCGCGCACCGTTTCTGCCGTAACCCCGTACACCTGCGCCACACCGGCAGCGGCTGACGTGAGTGCCACGCTAACCAGCTCCGGGTGTTTGTCCTCGACCCGCTTGCGACCCATGTTGCTGCTCCTTGCACCACCTTGTTGCGGTGCTGGCATGTAGTAGGCAACCACCCACTAACCCGCACACCGTACTGCTACACAAAGCAAAGTAAGGCTAAAAACCCGTGGGAAGCACGCCTGACAGGTGCGCGGGTAGCGAGCGAGGGGTGGTAGAAAAAACAGCTGTTGCGCGGGTTGCGCGGGTGGAGTGATCAAAACGCGCGGGGTGCCGTGTGCCGCTACCCACCCCCATGTACGTATTCCCCCCTACCCCCCCCCATAGGGGGTTCCCCTTACGTATCATCCCGTACTGCTCGGGAGTGCAGGGGGGGGTGGGGGGGGTGGGGGGGCAGGCGGGCTGGTGCTGACCGGCACGGCACCCTGCACACTGCGCAGGCACTGCACGGCTCACTCGGGAGCACTGCTGCGCACCCCTGCTCGCGCTCACCCTGTCCACTGCTGCACAACCCCGTTCACGACGGCGTTGTGGCGGGAGCGCAGCTGTACAGGTGGGTGCCCGCCTGCACAGCTACAAGGCCCTGCCAGTGCGGCAATCCGCGCGGGCCGCTGCGGCACCCCCTGCGGTGAGGGTGTGCACCCCCTGCTGACAGCCCAGCGCACCGCGAACAATACCGTGCAGCAGGCCCTTGTTCACCCTGCGGCCCTGCCGCAGCGCGCCCCCTTGCAGCCCCCTTGTGCACCGCTGCGCGGACTGCGCTGCTGCATTGCCGGCCTTGTAAGCCTGTTTCCGCCCCTTGCGTAGCACCCCGCTACCCCGCACCATCACCACCACCACAGTACGGGCCGCTGCATTGTGCCGCTGCAAGGCTGGCAATGGGGGCAGAGAGCGCGGGGTGCGGGGGGTGCAACGGGCCGCTGCGCACCCCCGCACTGTACAGGGCACTGCGCACTCCCTGGCAGCGTACAGTGTGGCACTGCTCAACCCCCGGCCTGCGGGGGTGGGGTGGGGGGTGGGGGTG